GAGCATCACGATCTGCCTCACTTGCAAATGCCTCGCACGGAGTATAAAAGGTGTTCCATTCTCCACGAGTGCCGTTGTGATCATAAAACAAGATATAGACTTTAGACATTTCAGTTTCCTTTAGTCTGCTAATTTAATATTTAAAACTACTAGTGCGCCATTAATAGCGGCCCATACATAATCGCCTTTGGCCAAATTATCCAAGCAGGCCAACGCACACCAACCTGCGATAAAAAAACTTATTTCTCTTTGATGATATTTAAACCAGTTCATTCTTCTTCCTCGTAAAGTTGACTTTGGAAAAAAGTCAGTTGATCAATCATTTGCTGGCAACCAGCCTTGTTCATGGTGATTTCTGTATAACCCATGTTAAACGAAACACGGTTGTTATCAGTTAATCCCAAACGATAATAAATTTTTGCAGGTTTTTCTTTTTCAGGTGCAGGTGTAGGTTCTGGATCTACAAGTTTAGGTTTTGGAAATTCTACCAATTTAGGATCCTTTTTCTTAAAAAAATCAAACATAGTATTCTCTTTCATGTTAAGCCGGCGAGCCAGCGGATTACATACTAACGGTAAAGCAATTATACACAACCATCCAAATTGAATCAACTCAATTGGCGCAAATTTTTCAACAAAAATTGAATACATTGCCACATTAAAGTAAATGGCACTACAGTAAAAGAGCCAATATCCACCGCTAGGTTGCCAGATAATCTTTTTAACTATTTGCCAATTCATGCTATCGCCAACATAAAGATAATGACTGCCGCAATAGGATGGCCAAACAATAAGGCCATCATTGCGAGTATAGTTCCAAAGAATGTCTTATCGCTTGACATATTACTTGTCTAACGGATAAGTCATTACGATAACACGTGGTTCAATGTACTGTGGTTCGACCTTCTTGTTATGAGGGTTTAAACAAAGTACCCAAGTACCATCTGCACTCGCAGGAGTATACAAGCCGTTTGGATCAGCCAACGATGGGTTGGTGTATTGTGTAGCATATGGCAAGCCATAGCCAACGCTATCGCACAGCTTAGTGAGTTGATTGTTCATACCAACGAGGTAAGTGTATGTAGGTTGCATCTTATCACGCAACTCCAACACATCCTTCATCATACGCTTTTCAGCGAAGTTAGTGATAGCTGGCATACCAATACTTTGAGCCATAATCTTAAGTGACTTCTCTTGGTTGTCACGTTCAATTTGCTGGCTGTTACGGTAATCCTTGCCATCGCAACCTGCTAGCAAAGCAATAAGTGAAACTACAAATAGAATCTTTTTCATATTATTCGCCTAATGGAATTGGTGAAACGATTACACGTGGTTCAATGTAAACTGGTTTTGGTTTACCACTCTTAGTGTCCACACACAATACCCAAGTACCATCTGCTGATGCTGGTGAGTACAATCCATTTGGATCTGCTTGTGGAATAGTACCATAGCCGTGAGCATCACTGAATGTGCGTTGTGGGTTAGTGTACTGTGTAGCATATGGCAAGCCGTAGCCAACTGAATTACACACCTTATGCAATTTACCGTTCATATCAGCGATGTAGGTTGTAGTAGCTACGTTTTGATCACGCAACTCTAGAATATCTTTCATCATACGCTTTTCAGCAAAGTTAGTGATAGCTGGCATACCAACTTGTTGAACAGCTTGAAGACTCATTTCTTCCTGCTTCTTACGTTCAATTTGAGTTGAGTTAGGAGCCTGATCACATGCGGCCAATGCAAATACAATGGGCAATACCAATAGAAACTTTTTCATTTACAATCCTTAATTGAGTTTTGTTGAATTTGTTGTTCGGCTACGGTCTTATGTTGCCAAAATAAAGTATCATGTCCGTTGTTGTACAAGTAAGCTTCACAGATCACATACACGGACAAGAAGATCCAAAAGCCGAACCATTCCATTTTCATTTCCCTGCTTTCAAGTCGTTATAAAAGTTACGAAGGTTAGGTGGAAGTTTATCTTCTGGATAAACTGAAAAGCGATGCAACACAATAGCACGGAGTGACTGTTTGCCTTCTGGAGTAGCGTTAATGTACTCTAGTTGCAGGTTTTCCAAATCACGTACCATACCTTCATTGTACTGTTCACTTTCGTGATAAACAGCATTATCTACAGCACGATACTTTGGTGCAAAGAAACTATAACTGGCCAGACCAAACAAGTTAAGTCCAAAACATACCGCCAGGAACAATACCAACGCACCAATACCTGCCAAAATTGCCTTAAACATACTTACTTCCTTTCTTTGGGTTAAAAATCATGCTCCGTAGAGCTTCTTACGTTTGTCAAGATTTTCTTGACAGGTTATACAAGTTTTACATCCTGAAACAGCAATCCTGCGAGCTTCGGGAATTTCTTCACCGCACTCTTCACAATGCGTTAGACTTGGACCTTTTCCAATTTTCTTACGCACCTCAGCAATAGCGTTCATATGTAAATGGATAGAATGAAGCTGAGCCATTTCGGCTTCTTCTTCATTGTCATAGGTAAAATCGTCTTTTTCATTCATGTGTATATTATACATAAAAGAAAAGGGCCCGTCAAGGCCCTTTGGTAAAGATTCTAAATTAAATTAGAAACTATACTTAGCACCGACCAAAACTGTGTTGCCTTGGAATTTCTTCGCGGCGTCATCAGTAGCTTGGAAACGATAATCCACAGTTGCGGTTACTTTGGTTGTAACTGGAAGGCTTGCACCTAAACCAACTACGCCTGCATAACGATCGCTTGAATTCAATGTGCCATTATCGATATATGCTACACCAGCTTTGGCTGTGAAAGTAGCTGTACCAAACTTAGCAAAGTCATAACCACCTAGTAGGTTGAACTTGTTGGTGTTGCCTTTGACTTCACGTAGTGCTTCTGCTGCTACACTCCATGGGCCAAAATGTTCGCCAACTGTAAGACCGGCTGTACCATGGTTGGCTCCACCGTTCAAAAAGTCTGTACCACCTACTACACCAACTTCAACTGCTTGAGCTGTAGTTGCTACTGCGGCTAATGCCAATAATGTTGCTAATGCAATTTTCTTCATGTTTTAACTTCCTTTTTAATATAGTGACTATAATCACTCATATAGTATATATCCAGGATACTACTGATGTCAAGTAAATTTGGGTCAAAGAAAAAGCACCCGAAGGTGCTTTTTGGTATTTTCTGTTACGAGGTATTTCCTACCCTAGTCAGCTGTTAAGCTGCCAATGCGTAAACGTTGTCGTTTGCGTTTATAGGTTTTGCTTGATTTACAGTCATCGCCTACTGTGTTGCCGTCTTCACTATCTCACCATGTCGAAACCAGGTCATCCCCATCAAAAACACATTCTGTTACATGTCACCGTTTCGCGCCTACGGTCGAATATGTTTTTGGTGGAGATGGGCGGAATCGAACCGCCGTCCACAGCGCCTTTGATCCAAAGGAATTACAACAATTACTGCTATTATACATTTATTTTAATAGTCTGTCAACTATGAGAGATCCATTCGCTTATCCATGTCTCTCGCAATACGATGAGCCTCTCACGCACCCAAATTACTACGTAATTATACAGCGAACAGCACTTGTATTTAATACAATTGGAGTCCGGGACCCTTCCACACATCGTTGTATAAAGAGCCAACGTGATCCCCTGCACTAGCAGGACGATTGCCTGTAGGGCCACCAGTACCGCTTAGGCGATAAATGCCCTGACCTACAAAGCTGATATGTACCCAATTTTGGATATAGGGTTTGCCGTTAGCTACAGCATCACGGTATTCTATTAGTATTTGATCGTAAGGTAAATTATCACGCATCCATTGAGCACGTTGATAAGTTAATGGGCGGGCACGATCAGCAAATATAACATCTGCAGCCTGTCCATTACCGTGTTGTGCTTGTCCAGCCCCTTCACGGAATGTGTTTGTAACTCTAAAGTCAGGATACTGATCGCGAAGTGGATCTAGTACGTTTTGGGCTAGCAAAGATAAGTTACAAACGATTTCATCTATCCTCCAACCTTTGTTTGCTGTTGGGCGATGTCCATTAAACTGTATCAGCTGTCCATCTGTCCATTTTCGTAACAAATTATCTAGAGTGAAATATTTGCTGACACGCAGATCCAAAGGAAACGTAGACATGCTGTGTATCTGGCCACAGTTTTGTATAGCACCTTGTAGTGTAGAACCGGGTTTATTATCAACTGCGGTTGACTGTGCTGATTCTGTTCTTTGTACGATACCAGGATCTAGATGTCCTTTGGCTACTTGTTGTTTTAAGAATGTTATCGCTGTGCCGTGTGTTTTTGGATCAGCACTTTCAAGTTCGTCATTTTGAACGATAATCACATCAGCATGAACATCAGCATTGCCAACGAATACATCTTGGCTAGCATGGCCAACCGCTTGTCCTCTAGCTGTTCTTGCACCTTCCATGGCCATACGTTTATTGTTTACATATACGTTAGTTTGGCTTGAAGTAATAACATCACCGTTTTTAAGAGTGCTTCCTTCAGTAGCTGATGGAAAGTTATCTAGGTAAACGTTTGTAGAGCCTGCACTGATTAATGCACCTGCTTTGTCTTTGTTTACTCTCGCGGCTGAATAATCTGCGGCCATATTATTTCTCCGGAGTCGCTGTTTGCGAAGATGTTTTCTTTAACGCGGTATATACGCTCGATGGAAGGATCGCTTTTTCAATTACATCAACAGCATTACTAAACCACGATGCTATAGTTTTGTATATAGAAGTGTCTGCGATCGCACTACCTGCGCCAGTTATCACTGAATTAATTGATCCTGTTATCGCACCTTCTACTTTAGCTATACCGGAATGCAGAGTGCCTTCTGAAATAGCATTTCGTTGTTGTATAAATGTTGATGGTACTGTAGGTTTCTCATCACTTAGTGCTAGGGTAAATTCATTAGTCTTTACTGTAGTTGCGGTTTTCATTGCAAGCAGTTGATTGGTATATTGTATTGCTGATGTGTATGCTATTACAGCTACTTGAAGATCTTGACAGGCCTTGGTCAACATCTTAGCACGAACAGTAATACCAGCTGTAAAGTCAGTACAATTTGCGATGGTGTTATTAATTGCCCATAGAGAATTTGGCTTACCTGGACCTCCACAAATTAATAAAGTATTTGCATTAATTTGGCCAACAATGGCTGTACTAGCTTTTGCAATCTGAGCAGCGATATCTGTTGTTACTGTAAACGTTTCAGGAAAGGGTTGACCAGTCCATCCAGGAGGTGGATTCCAAACAAAAGTCTGAATCTGGCCGTATGCCATGTTATTTGCTCGGAGTTGCTGTCTGAGAAGACGTTTTACCTAATGCTGTTTGCACACTAGGTGGTAAGATTGACACTACTGATTCTTTTGCTGTTTCTAACCAACCTGCAATAGTTTTGTATACAGAAGTAGCAGCAATCATATCGCCAGTAGTTGCTGCAGTAGCGGCGACCTGCGTAGTGATCGCACCAGTTACAACCGCTGTTTCAGTTAAGGTAATGCTGTCTTTAACATTTTCTATAATTTGATCTTTTATAGGAGGTTCTACCGGAACTGGTTGTCCTGTACGTTCAAGAGCTTCTTTAGTTGCCTGTACTTGGAAGTTATTAGTTTTGATCTGGTTAGCTACCAAAGTAGCTTGCAAACTATTTTGTACAGCTAATGCCGAAGTCATTGCCATTAGTGAAGCGTCAAGATCTTTTAGTGCTTTTGAAAGAGATTTAGCAACGTCACTAGCATCGCCTGTATTACCTGTGATGTTTGCTAGAGAATTATTAATTGCGTACAGTGAATTCTGAATTTCAGGTCCACCAGTAATAGCTGTTGTTTGAGCGGCAAGAGCGGCGGTAATTGCAGTACTCATTGCGGTGATGGCCGCAGCTGCATCATCAGTTATTGTTGCGGTTCCTGGTCCTGTTAGTGTTACTTCACTTGGCATAATAATTCTCCTTTATGCTATTTAAGCTGAGGCAAGAGCTATACCGCTAGTTTGAGAAAGATAGCTATCGCTCATTTCTTTAATAGTATTAGCAATTACCATAACTTTATCTTTCGGTAGTTTGATAGGTTTTGAATCACTAACAGTAAACAACCATGGTTGCATCACTAGACCTTTAGCACTTACAGCTAAAGTTAGGGGTCTATCTAAACTGTAATGTGTATCAGTTTCTGCAACTAGTTTTCCAATTAGTTCTTCGCTGGTCAGTAGTTTTAAAGTAACTACATCACCAATATCTGGGCCTTTTTCAATTAACATATTTTTCCTTTTTATTTTACTAAATCATTTACCATTGGGAACACCGTAGCGATTACTTTAGCACAGGCCTTAGCAACTTCCTGGTGTTCTTTTTGGGTACCGTTCGCTGAACGTAATTCTATAAAGTGTACCCAAGAACGAAGTGTTCCGTTCATATAAATTCTGCTTTCAATTAAGCCTTCTGGTAGCACAGCACGAGCTTGCTCTTTTGCTATACCACGACTGATAGCCCACTCGTAGATTTCTCTTGATTTAGCAACGAGATCTCTTTGTAGGTTTTCCCACTGATATGCGATCTGGCGGTGCATGTCGTCTTCAAGGTCGAGGTCTCTTGAGTTTTGTCTGTTGGTTGTGTCTTGCAAGCGAGCTTCTCTTGTAACGAAGTTAAGATCTTTCGTTGGGTCAGCATAGCGTTGAGAAAATTCTTGGAAGCTAAAACTTCTGTGTCTAAGGATTTGTCTTGCGATATCTCTTGTTGTGGTAATTTCGATACAGGCTGAGACCATTTCAAGAGGTGACCAGTGCTGGTGCTTGATAAGGTACTTGATAAGTTTTTCTGATGTTTCAGTGTTAAGTTGATTGCTTGGATTGGACACACGGGCGCAATACGCAATGAGTTCCTGTGCATCATCGATGCCCAAATTTGTAAATTCTTCTGTTGGTTGGCTGTAACTGAGTAATCGAACATTCATATTATTTCTTTCTTAGGTGATTGGTTATTTGAGTTATTTCGGATTTGTGGCGAGCATTTTCTCTTTCAAGATACTGCACCTTTTCTTTTAATTCAACATTTTGCGTGTTTAATCTGCCAAGCTCGTCTTCAAGCATTTTTAACTTTTGTGCAACAGCATCTGGCTTATTAACAACTACTGTGTCTTTATACTGATCCATCTTCATCCTTTGAAGGAAGCTCGCATAGGGCTTCTAAAGTTTTGTAGTGAGCGTAGGCTTTTTGTAGTGCTTCAAAATGTTCTAATTTCTTAGGATCAGGCACAAGTATAGCAAGACGCTTTTCCATGGTCTTCATCCAGTCAGCTAGACTTTTTCCCTGCACTTTGATATCACCATCAAATGTTGCATCACCTGTAACTTGTAGTGAAGGATGACTAGTATCCCAAGTGTTGTAACTTGAACCACCACTGCTTATAGTAACATTACCGTAATTGTAATTACTGCCAAGTACGGTACTATAATAATTACTGGCTGTACTAGATATAGTGATATTGTTCATATCGATACTGTAGTCTTGGACAGCATAGCCACCGGCAGTTACATCAATAGTGTAAGGACCGCCACTGGCTGAGTAATCAAATTCACTTACTGGTAAGGTAACTTTTGAGTTCGGTAAATCCACCTATTAACTCCTCGTTTAAAAATATCTGAGGAACTGTACGTGCTGTTGGAACAGCTTCTAATAGATCCTCTTTGGTATATCCGTCACCAATTTTCTTTTCTTCAAATACGATACCTTTCTGCTTTAGCAAGGCTTTTGCCTGCTCGCAATAAGGACAATTATATTTGCTCCATACGACTGCTTTCATTTTTGTTTCCTTATAGATCTGGTAATTCTTCAAACGTTACAGCATCACTCATCACACCAATAACATAGTTGGTGCTTTCATTTTCTTGTAACGCAGTTTGTTTCTTGTTAATATTCACATGTTTATTAAACCATGGAATAGGACTAGACTTCGGATGCTCGCCGTGATACTTGATACCGATTTCTTTTAAGCGAGTAAATGCTGTGTAGTCTACAAAGTCTTTAAGAATAGTAGCATTAAGTCCAATAACTGGTCCTAGTTTGAATAGATATTCGGCCCATGCTTTTTCTTCTTCAATCACATCCATGTACATTTGATACACTTCTGCTTCACACTCTTCTTTGGCTTTGATAAAACGCTCATCATCTTTGACCACGTTATTGATTAGCCAAGCAGTCCACTCAGTGTGTAGTAGTTCATCCTGTAGGATCAAACTAATAATATTCCCATTCCCAATGTAAATTTTATTCTCAACCATTGCTAGGCTAGTGGCAAATGATACCATAAAGCGAAGTGCTTCTAATGCGTAACTTGCGTGGAGTGCTAGGTAGATAGCCTTAATATGATCGTGTTCGCTAACTTCGCTATTACATTCTTTCTTACAATTTAATTGATGTAGGTCCTCGTAGTACTTGCCTATGTTAGCAGCCATTTCTACGATTTCTTTGGTGTCGTGGATCTTGTTAAACTCTTCCTTAGGCACACCGTAGACATTACGAATAATGTGTGAATAGCTCTTGCTGTGAATATTGGTTTCAAAGAAACTCCAGTTGCTGACTAGGGCTTCGAGCTCTGGAATTGAGATTACAGGACTAAACACTTGATTAGGAGCGCGACCTTGGATACTGTCTAGTGCTGTTTGACGCAACAGATTACTAGTGAAGATGTGTTTAACAGCATCGCTAGCATCCTTATGATCCATCTTATCTTTAGTCAAACTAATTTCTTCTGGAACCCAAAAGAAGCCACGAGCCAGTTCTTCAAACTTAGCGATCTTAGGATATTTTACTTCTTCAAACCGTTGTACTGTAACTGGACCTTCTGGATCCAAGAACATCTTTCTTTTAAGGTAGTTAGTCTGACGACTAATGTCGTATTGTGCTTTGCTCATATTGTTCTTATTTTAAAGTTTACAGGCTACGCAGTCTTCTTCGTCTGCGTATATAGTTATAGGTTCTCCATTAAGGATAGGCAAACTTTGAGTCGATGTTACGCTGACTTTAGATCCTACCTTATTAATAAGGCTGTAATAGATGGTTTTCAATCCCCATTTGTAAGCCAACATTAAGTTTTTGGCAATTAACGTTCCTGGGATTTTACCACCATCAAAAAATGCTGGATTATAGAATGTATTAGTTGATAGACTTTGATCTATGTATGCGGCTAATACGGCCGCTGTTTTTAAATATGCCGCACAATCTTGCTGTTCCCACATTAGTTGGTAACGATTTTTTAAACGGCGATATTCTGGTACAACCTGTACAAATGAACCTGCTTTAGATTCTTTGACACTGATCAGTTCCATTGGCATTTCAATACCGTTAGTACTGTTTAATACTACCGAACTAGATTCAACTGGAGCAACAGCCATTAGAGTAGCATTACGGATACCAAACTCTTTTAGTTTTGCTCTTAGTCCTTCCCAATCCATGCTAGGAGTAAAGTCAGTTAATTCATCTACACCTTTACTGCGGCGTTCCCAAGGAAACACTCCCTTACCGTAGTAAGTGTATTGGCTACGCTGACATGGGCCTCTTTCTTGGGCAAGTTCAACACTTGCTTCAGTAAGGAAGTATGCTTGATGTTCCATCCAACGCTTGACTTCTGCTAGAGCATCTGCATCACCGTATTTTAAACTACGTTTAGCATGCCAGTAGGCCAAGTTGGTAATGCCAACACCTAACGGTTCAAAATCTGTATTTGCCAGTTTGCTTTGAATACTTAAGAAATCTTGGTAGCCTAGTAAATTACTTAACGAGCGAACCAGTACACGACACGCTTTACGCATCTGTTGTGGGTTATTAAATGCTCCCCAATTAATTGAACCCAGCGTACATAGGGCAATACGTCCCTCTGGATCTTCTATACGCTGGAAAGGCCTCGTGGGCAATAGGATTTCTTGGCACAAATTACTTTGGTAGATAGGATCTACAGTAGTATCAAACGGCCCTTGGTTAATAACATTATCAATGTTTACTAGATAGATACGGCCAGTGTCAGTACGTTCTTTAAGGATACCGTTTTTGAATATCTCATCTGCTGATAGCACTTTCTTTTTAATGTTCTTATCTTGCTCATACTGTGTGTATAGTCTTTCAAATTCTGCAGAGTCGCGATAGTACGCTTCGTATAAGTCTGGAACTTCGTGCGGATCAAATAGTGTGATGTTCTGATTGTTCTTATAACGATTCCAAAACATCTTGTTAACAACTACTGAGTAATCCATTTGACGTACACGAGTTTCTTCAGTACCTTGATTGTTCTTTAGTACAATGAAGTCTTCAAACTGTGCATGCCAGATAGGTAGTGTAACTGTGCATGACGCATTACGGATGCCACCTTGACTGCATGAACGTAAGTCAGCAAACCATTTTTTCAAGAATGGTAGTAAGCCTGTGTGTTTGATTTCGCCATTTCTAATTGGGGCGCCGAGTGGTCGTATACGGCCGATCTCTAATCCTATGCCAGCACGTTTGCTAGCATACTTGGCCATCATTTCTCCTGCGGCAAATATTGAGTCAAGAGTATCATCACTGGAAATGAGAACACAACTGGAAAACTGCTTTGTGGGAGTGCCAAGACCAGCGAGGACAGGTGTGGCAAGAGTGAAGTGCCCGTCACTTGCACATTCATAATATTCTTTAACATATTTTAATCTCTTATCTTTTGGTTCGCTATGGAAAGCGGTAGCGGCCGCAACAGCATAACGTACTTGCGGAGTTTCATAAATCTGCCCAGTGGCACGATTCTGTACTAGATATTTTTCTGCCAACTGTGCGATAGCCGCATAAGTGTATTCTTCGTCTTTGGCATGATCAAGGAATAGATCAATGATGTCCCATTCTTCTTTGGTATACCAATCTAATAGTTCTGGAGTGTACATACCAACTTCAACATTTCGCTTGACTATGTCATACAATGCAGGAGGGGTATACTGTCCGTAGACACTCTTACGAAGCATAGACACTTTCTGTCGTCCAGCAACGTATTGATAGTTTGTGTGATTTATTTCTGGATTTTCTGTTTCATCGATCAAGTCTACCATCGCCTTTAATAGTAGTTCATCGATTGTTTCGGTGGTCATGCCATCGTGTAATTCAATTTGTGCTTTGATCTCAATCATCGACGGGCTAACCCCATCAATGCCTTTGCAGTCAAACGCTACTTGTCTCTGTATCTTGCTAATGTCTAGAGGAACTCTTTCCCCGTTACGCTTAACGACTGTAATCATTGTTCACCTGTATTTTCTTTTTATTATTGCTGGAGTTGATATTTACCTTGGACGCTTTAACTCGACTAGATTTTCAAGTCTGTATAAACTAGGTACAGAATCAACTACAGTTGGGCGGTAGTCGTCAAAATTTAACACCCAAGTATTATCAATATAGACTACATTGTACAGTCTATTTTGTTTACTGTCTACTAGAGTTTTGATTTCGACTAGGCTATTTTTATATCGCTCAGTTAGCAAGAGTGTGTAGCCCATCATCACAGCCTTGGTAAAATCGTCATATTGGTTTTGGACTATGATTTCCCAAGGAGTTGGCCAGCTCGCTGGATAGAATGGGTCGACTGATTTATTAAATGGAACGAACGGAACTTTAAACCAAAAGTCTACGCAGGTTTGTAAAGGTTCATTGCTTAGGTCAATAGCCTTACGCAATTCTGACCAGGCTGTTAACCGATCGTCAGTATCAAGATCAAACATCTTTTATACTTGTCTTATTGTGTATGTAAAACTCAAATTACCTTGGGTAGATTCGTAATTGTTTGCAAGTATTTTAAATGCGTTTAGTCCTGTTAATACAGCCGTTGAGAAAACTACATTACCATCGTTTGGTCCGCTGTAGGTAAATGTATCTTTAATATTTGATGCTGTGCCAATTAGAGTTACTTCCAAGGTGCCCTTTCTAACTACACTTTCATATGGTTTAATCAATGTGTAGTCTAGTTCAATTATAATACTTGCTGCACCACCGGTATCAGCAAAAGTATAATTGTATATAGGATATGTTAACACACTATTAGTACCGTTGTAAACATCAACGGTTAAAGGTAAATTTGATGTTAGTGATAATGGACCGCTAACAGCAGGTTGGTAATAAGTTACTGTGTTTGCTACAGTTACAGCATTATCATAAGTGATACGTTCAAAGTAATCATTTTTACTGTAGCAACCTAATGCTTTAAAAGTAATAACATCGTATACTTGGCTGGCTTCGCCTAGGATTCCATTTCCGCCGTAACCTACTAGTGTATAGTAATTGTTATTGCTGACAATGTTATTAAGCACGGCAGTAGTAGTACTCAATGAGCCTACTGACAATCCTTGCTGATTAATATTAACAAACGTATTTTCTGTAATCAATACATCGCGTGGACCGTAATTAGTAGAAGTAGTTACTGTATTAATAAACGACATGCCGCGGTTTAGTGTATCAAAAAGATTATTATGGATAGTTACATCAATGATATCGTAGTTGCTGACAATGGCTGTGTTTAGATTATAAAAACGGCAATCTTTAATTGTAATGTCTGATGATTTCAAAGCACCGATGCCGCGAATGTCAATAGCGTTTGCGGCAGTACTTGTGTTAGCTGAACTGATAAATTCTACATCATGGATAGAACTATGATTGACACAGTCCAAACGTAGCATAGTATCAGCACCTTGGGTAGGAGATTTGATAGTTAGTCCGCCTAATACGATATTAGACAATGTGTTGTTGTAAGCACCAACAAATGGAAATACATCTCTTACTAGATCTTTGCTGGCGATAAATGTTGTTTGGAACGCAGCCTGAGTTGAAGTGTTGCTAACGATTGTTTTATTTTTGCCGGCACCTCTAATAGTTGTATTAGGTGGCAAGTATAAGGTACCGTGGGTGATATATGTACCTTCAGAAAAATCTAATACCTTTGCGTTTCTTGAAGTCCAATCAATCGCTTGTTGGATTGAACCTGTATCATCTGTAACACCGTCACCTTTGGCGCCAAAATCACGCACACTAACAACATCATCTAATTTTGCTTGTAGACTACGCTGTATAGGATTATTAGGGTCAATGTAATTTGTTTGTGGAGGACTTAGTTCGCTTTCGCCATATGTATAAATGGCTTTTGAAATTAGGAATAAGTTATCGTTTTCTGTAAGTATGCGTGTATTACCAACAGCAGGCGCACCTTCTGATACTGCTCCGTTACCAATGTATAATTCTTGTTGATCGATGCTCCAACCAAATTCTCCACTGGATAGTTGTGGGAAGGTTGTTTGTGCTGTTTGGCCCCTACGGACCTGCATTTTACTGATTTGAATAACCGCCATGAAAATATCCTCGTTGTACGGATATTTATCTTAATAAAGCAGTTGTTCGATCTCTACATTTTTGTAGTATAGTATTCTTCTACTTTAGATAGCCACATATCCTGATATTTGTTAAAATCAGCGGGCCAAAGATCAAATTGCTGATATACTAGATCCTTAGAACACATGAAAATATGTCCTTCACGCATGTCTGTGCCATATACTTCATTATGTGCTAATATATAGGCAACTAACTGTAAGTAGTAATCTTCTACCCATTCTGCTTTCTTGGGCTTGTTTGTTTGCTTGTAGTCAGCGATACAGGGATTATCTTTATAAACAGCAACTAAGTCAGTAGTACCTGAATATAGTCCTGGAAAGTACAAGCTCTGCTCCATCGCCCATACTTCGTTGATATCCTTTATACCGTTAGCAATAATAACGTCAGCCATTTGATGTGCTTGATCGTGTACTAGATTACCGCCCGGTTGGCGTGGTAGTCCTGCTAAGAATCGTTCAAGATTACCGTGCATACTAGTGCCGCGATTAGCAGCTTCTGTGGTAATTTGCTGTGCTTTAGCGTGTCCAACACGATCTCGCCATTCATTAATAGCTGTCATGTCTTTGGTAGCACTTAAGATTGTAGTAACGCTAGGTAGTGTTTCTCCATCTGGAGTTTGATAAACACGTTTACGAGTTACTGGATCATTTACTTGTTTACAGTTTTTATACTGGAAACGTTCTACGAATGGTGGCGGTTCTATTGTTATTGTTGTAGTATCCATTCCACATTATACTACTAATTTAGATTTATTACAAGCCTTTTGACACAACATTATGTGCCATTTGGTCTATGGATTTACCGCTACGGGGATTTGAGCCGACTGAAGGATCTTGTTCTGGAGTACCAACATCAGTTTTTAAAACAATGCCTTCTGGAGTAACGTCTTGGATAACATCGTCACCGATCTTATCTTTAATTTTAGTTACTATGTCTTGATTTACTTCACCGTATCCTTGTGAAGACAACATACCATTTAGTACTGTCCAGGATACTGTTGATGGTGCTTGCTTGGTGTTGGCGCGACCTTGTAATACTTTTAAAATATTAGCAAGGTCGTCCTGAAATTGATTTCCTGCAACTTCAAATAATCTCATTATGAACCAAGAATAGCCATTAAGCGATTTCCACGCTCAATTGATTCACGCTTAATGCGTCCTGTTGTTTCTGGACCACCTGCGGCTGCATCGCTAGCGGCAAATTCATCTTCGCCACCGATGTTCATGTTGTCATCTTCTGCTGGAGCAGGTAATTCTAAATTACCATCTGACATGTTATCCATGCCTGGCTCTTGACCCATTGGCTCTTCAGCTGGAGCTTCGCCTGCTAGTACAGCAACAGCATTGTTGATTTCTTCACGTGCTGTAGTTAATGCAGATAGTGCGCCTTCCAATGCTGTGGCAACAGATGCTTTGAATGCTTCTGCTTCTTGCATACCAAAGTTAGCACGGATGTTGTCTGCCAATTCAATCATTGACTTAGTTTGGTAGTTACCAACACGTTGCATCCATGATGTAAAGTCGTTAACCATATCAGCTGCGGCTGTAATGGATTTAGCTTTACCTTCTTCGTCTTCAGCGATGTAGTAAGCAATACCTTCAGAAATATATTTCTGATAAGCACGATGGATTAATTCACTCTTGCTTTCTTTGATTTTCTTGCCGCCGTGTACTGGACATGCTTTCTTGCCCTTAGTATCGCAACAGCATTGGCTTTCTTTAACGCCAGCTTTTTTCTTGTCAGCAACTGCTTTCTTGAAAGTTTCTTTCTTGTTGCCATCTTTGTCAAAGTCTAAGAAATCTGGTTTGGCTTTCTTAGCTTCCATTGTTTTTTTGTTCATTGTGGTTTCCTCTGTACCTTCTTTAGCTTTTTTGCTTATTACATCGCGACGATGTTTTAGGTACTTGTCTGATTTATTGACCTTACCATCATTGTTTACATCATCATCTTCTTGGCCTACTGGATCTAGACCTTCTTTTGTGTTTTTCATTGCCTTGCTCAACTGTTTAGTACCCTTGTCAGCCTTGTTAAATTCTTTAGCAACGCTTTGTTTGATACCTACCTTCTTGGCAAACTTAGGATCATGAGCGGCAGCAGCCATTGTACGTGCTTGCTTTTGGCTTACACTCTTTTCAGCTAACATCTTGCTTTCGCCTAGCATTTCTTTGATCTTAGTATTCAACACACCCAACATGTATTTGTCTTTTTGATATGTTTCGTTAGTTAACAGATCATTGAAGCTGGCTTGAGCTTCTGTACTATGTACTTTTGTACGTAATAGGTTACGATAGTTTTCTAAGTCTTCACGTGTGTACTTGTCAAAGTTAACTCTGACATTGAATTTCTTGAACATGCTTTCATTAAGAGCATGTGCAGATAGTGGTGTATTTAGGTCTAGGGTTCTCATAATTTTGTTTCCAAAAATGCTAATTCTTTAATCTATTTATCTCAGATTACACAACTTAGTAAAGCGCGAGACTATGCTACGTTTGTAATACAGTTTCTGTTGATGTGCTATTTCTGCTTTAGAAAGGCTTAGATCTTGACGATCAACATCGTGTTGTTTTGCGGCTCTTTCTGCTAGATATTTGGCAGATTGTTCGTCAAATGACTTAAATCCGTACCATTTATCGTTGTTTATTAGGTCATGATCTGGCCAACGTCCTAAAGCTAGGTCATTGGCTATGAGTATGGCTGTTTGTGCTAAATTTACTGGACCAGCAATAACATGGTTTCGTGAATCTTTAATTTGATAAGCGTTGTCTACTTTTACAATAGTGTAAGCACCAATGCGAGTATCACCGTTAGCGTCAAGGCTAGGTACTACAACACCTTTCTTCTTAAACTCTTGTTTAATAGATTTGGTAAGTGTTGCTATATTATCAAAGATTTGTTTTTTGTTTGTGGGCATCTTTTTTTAACACAATATACTGGTCATCATTACTTATTTCATATACGCCCTTGCGTACTAGATTGCGAGCGATGACTTCGTCTCTGTCGTAGAGATTCTTAATAGGAATTTCGTTTTCGTGATGATTAACGAAAGACTTTTCTTCGTTTGTTAAAATGATTGATGGAGCTCCTACGATTTGATGGATTTTCATATTAGAATGCCGCGTTAGGAGCTTGCCCTTGCTGACCTTGTGCTTGCTGGTTAGCCTGTTGCATTTGATCTTGTTGTTGCTGTTGTACTTGTTGTACAGCCAATTGAGCTTGGCGTTGTTTTTCTTTAGTTTGGCTCTTATCTAGTAACTGTTTAAATTGCTGTAGGATCTGCGGATCTCTAACTAGATGTGCCATTGAGGGTGATAACTGTGTAGTAGCATCTTTATCTGGACCTGTTAATTTTTGTCCAGTGTCTGCTTTGGTTAATGCTTGTGTTACTTTATTAACATTCAATCCAGGAACTTGCGATTTAATGGTAGTAAGATTTTTTTGTATATCTTTTTGTTCTTGATCTGCATTGGCTGCTTTTAGGTTTTGTTGTCCTGGTGCTTTGCCAACTTGCTGAGCTACTTTGCCTGCGGCATTACCTGCGGCGCGGCCTACAGTTGCAGCACTTCTTCCTACAGCACTTGCTCCTCTAGCTAGTCCACCACCTACAGCAACAGCGCCACGTGCTAATGCACCAGCGGCACCTGCTAGTGCAGGTAAAAACTCGTCAAGGCGGTCTTCTTGAACTAACTCTCGAATCTTCATACTAATGTACTTTCGTCATTACTACAGCAAGGGTTGATAGTATACCAACGATAACAGTACCTGCTGTACCTATTAATACTTTAACCATACTTAGATGGCTCTTTTCAATAGTATCTTGTAGTGTAGTAATTTTTGATTCAACGCTGCTTAGGCGTTGATCTAATTGTCCGTAACGTAATGCACACAAATCAACATGTGCTTCAAGGCTTGTTTTTTCTAAATCAGTTGTCGGGGATGTCGACATATTATTTCTCCAAATAAGTTTTCTCTAATCTTACTATGCTTACTGTGCCTAATATGCCTATAATGCCTTAACAACAGTATTTGTTATTTTTGGGTCTAATAACTCAAAGACTGCTTGTTGTATATTTATTGTTTCTGTTAATTTTACAATAACAGGAATCTTGTCTAAATCAATGCGTAGTAGGCCTACACGGTCGGCTTTTTCAAGGAAAGCATTTTGTCTGTCTGTTCTAAATTGAAAAGTCCATACACGATGTTTGCCTTTGTATTCACTACCAAAGCCCATGCCTTTGACATCAACAACTTCACTTGACGGGTCTTTATCATAAAGCATAATGGCTCGCATACCAATACACTGAGTAAGAGTAGTCCAATTACGGAATTGGTCTAGCTCAATCTGTGTTCCTTGATTGATACGTCTAACATCTGTATTAGTGATGTCTATGAGAGTTTTAATTTCTATGATGTCCATTATATACCTATATAATGTATTTATGGTCAAAAGAAAAGGGAGTTAAAAACTCCCTCTTCCAGTCTAATAAAACTATTAGATGTTGCTGTATGGAGCAACTGTACCAGCTGTGAAGCCCACACCTGATAGAATAACTTCAGTAACTGTACATGTGTTACCAGAAGCAGCATAGATAGCGCCAGCTAAATCAACAGCTGAACCATCGGCAGCATAACCAGTTGCGTCATCACGACCGTATAGTGTGTCGCCATCAACAGCGATTGTGAAACCAGCTGATGTTGGTGTACCAACGATAGTGATAGAAGCTAATTGCTCTGCACCACGAACAGCATTTTCAAATACGCTGTTTGATACATAGTTTGTGTAACCAGTTGAAGCATCTGTATAGAAGCCTGCGCCTGCTACTGTGAAGTAACGTGTTTGGTAACCATAAAAGCTACCTGGTTTTACGTAACCATTTTTTCTTGTGATTCCTAATGACATAATTTTCTCCTTTATCTCGATATGTCTACTCCGCTCCGGAGTATTTGGTATGAGTATTTATCCGAGTAAGGAAAAACCAGCTCTAATCGTCAGATTTTTGATCGCCTTCGATGATTATCAGGCTGTTTTTAGTGTCTTTTGAGTCACGTAGCTTGCGGATACCACGTGTAAATTTAGCAGGGTCTGCACCCTTGATTGAATTAAGGAAGCGGCGCTCTAACTCGTAGGCCATCTCTGGATCAAAGTTTTCTCGTATAAGGCTTAACAAATTAATAGCACTATTAATAACGTGTACAGCACGGCTTTCAATTACCGTTTCTGTATCCTTTTTAACAGCAATATCGTTAAGTTCTTCTAATAAGCTACGGGTGAGTCTTTTCACTATAGTTTCCTTTAAGTTTATTTATTGCTCCTGTAATCAATTATACATTTTATTTTGGTAATATACAATGTTGACTTTAATCTCGTTGTAATATATAGTGACTAAATACTCAGTAGAAACCATGAGTCTACATACACATACAGGAAAACACAAAATGTTTAAAAAATTATTATCATGGCTTAATCCTAGCCAACAATCCGCATTAGAAGCATTTATCAACAGCAAACGTCCAACCAATGCCGCTGAAGTAGAGTATTGGACACATCAATACGAACAAGGTAACGGTATGTATTGGGGGCGCGGTCTATGAAACGAGTTCTTATCAATATCTGGAACGCATTTGTTGAAGCTCGTACAGAAGCTGCAAAGGCCCGTGTCCAAGGGTATCACTGGTATTAAACGATGCTTACAACAGTCCGCCGTGTATTGCCACATGAGTATGGCAAGTATCGTACACATCTTAAGTCCCTGGATGCCGATTCTAAGATACTCAGGTTTGGGTATCCGATCAGCGACTCCGCTCTTGACGCACTTTGCGATAAGTTTGAAGCCGATCCTACACACAATATTCTTTTTTGTATAGAAAATAATCAGTTAGAGTTCGTAGCAATAGGACATATTGCTCTACAAGGCGAACTAGAACTGGCTTTCTCTGTACTTAAAGAATACCAAGGACAGGGTATGGGCGATAAGCTGATGAAGCGTTGCATCCAATGGTGCCGCATACATAACAAGCTCAAAGGCTGTATGGTTTGTCTAGCCACTAACGGTGCTATCAAACACCTGTGCTTAAAGAATGGTATCCATATACATTCAGAGCATGGTGAAACACTAGCAGACATAGAACTAGATAGCCCTAACATCAAGACATACATGAATGAACAAGTAGACAGCAATTTAGCTGTCATAGATTATCTAGGCAAGAGGTTTGCCAAACCACTTGATCTACTAAAGTGATATCTCTATAATAAATAAAGTAGACAACAAATTGCTGTCAACACACAAACATTAACACACAGGAGAATTAAAATGTTTAATCAAATCATCGACGCTATCCAAGATAGCAAAAAGACATTCGTTGAGACATTCGTTCAAGACGCTAAATTCAAAGCAGAACTTGTAAAACTAGTTGATGCACAGACTAAGTTTGCTAAAGGCTCAGTACAAAGCACGTTAGATATTGCTCAAGCATTTGTTAAAAATGCAGGCGATGCAATTTACAAGAAGGCAGCTTAATCATGTCAGAGAATACACCAAAACTACCAGAAGTTAAGTTTAATAAAAACGGTTACGAAATCCGTACAGATATCCTAGCAATGGCCAAAGACCTAGTGCAAGCTGAATATACTACTAAGTTCGCTGGTTGGGAAATGTCAGCAAAACGTGACGAGAAGACAGGTCAGATCGTTACACAAGTTGGTATGCCAGAGTTTCCAGGACTTGATAAAGTTCTTGAAGCAGCGGAAAAAATGTATGCTTTTGTAAACACAGGCGCAAAAAAATAATATTATTTAGGCGTAGCCAATATAAGTTTACTATACTATACCGTAAAGCAGAAAGCCCCTTAATTGGGGCTTTCTCTTGAATAGTTGCTCCACTTTAATTGTAAATGGCGTTATACAATGTGGCAGGAGCCTCCTACACACCCGTAAAGATTAACGGTCCTAAGGGTTTGTGTATTCTATTCCGGCTAATCCACATCCAAGCATTACAAGCCCGTTAAACAGGGCTGTAAGGATTTTTTGGAGTGTCGTAACCGTCGTCTTCTGGATAGACTGGATATTCATTATTCATTATACTTCTTGTGGTGCTAGACCATCTACACGTAACTGATCTGGAGTGATCGTTGGGTGACGTGCAATTACACGCTGGATAGCGTCTTGTTCACTTGTAGCTGGAACACGAGCTTGACGTCCAGTGCTGATCAATGTTACTAGATAAGCTCTTTCTTGCCCTGGCTCTTCTTCTGGTTCTGGCTCAGGTTCTTTACCAGATGCGTATGACAATGGGAATTTTTGTTCAATATCTTTAGCAGCTTTATCTACATCATATCCGCCCCTAACGATATCTTCGCTGTTGGCTTTGATTTCAGCAGCGTGTGCTTTTAATGCCTTAATGATTTCTTTCATTAGACCTGGGAACAACTCAGCAAACTTAGCATCGCCGCGACTGCGACTAATACTTTGGTCACCGTTGTTTAACTGATCAGTTGGGGCATGCATCTGCCATTTACCGTTTACATCATCTGCATGTTCTTTATCAAAGATTGAAACGATAGGACCGTCATCAGCATAACGATTAAACCAAGTTAGTCCTGAGCTACTACCTGTACAGAAGCTAGCTCTAAATCCGTGTGAATTGTTAAATGTATAGCAAGCACCATAGTTCATAGGTACTGTTACTAGGAAACGCTCGTTATCAAGAATCGTAATTTCTTTCTTTTCACGTTTGTGTTTTTCAATAGTTTCTGAATCTTGGATTCTACGTAGTTCATCACGATACTCGCGATCGTTAGTGATTCGCTGTATTTGGCGTAGGCTTTTAAATTTATTAAAGTCTTGGTCTTTTTCTTTTAGACGTCCACGAATACTTAGAGCTTTCCATGCACCTAGTGCATCACCACCTTCACCGTTCATATCTTCGTAGTCAATCTGACCGTTAATATATAAACGTGTTAGCCATTCATCAAATTTACCATCTTGGCTAATATCACCGTACTGTGTGTTTGATAAACTTTTATCAAGTAATGTACTCCATAACGCTAAAATACTTTGATCATCTGGCTTTGGACCTAATCTAGCTACAGCGGCTCTAGGTAATGTAGAGTCGTGGCTCATAGCGATTCTAATCTGCTTGATCGTTTTTGGATCTTTAATTTTAGCAGCCACGTTGGCTTCAAATAATTGTGTTATTCTCATGATGTCATTAAACTCCTTTTAAAGAAGCTTAATATTGTACCTAATTTTGCAGTATCGCCACCTGCGATATCTGCTAGTAATTTCTGAGGACCTTCTTGTCTTTCTGTACTAAGATCACCACCGTAACGTCCACGATTAATTTCTCCAGTTTCTTCTGGATAGTGATGACTTGCAGCCATTAGTATTCCTGAGTTAACAGCTTTGCCGATAATGCCTGGAATATCAGTATCGCCAGATTCAACAGCATCGATCGCATTTTCTAAACTTCTACATAGAGATAGCTTCTTTTCTGCTTTATCGTAAGAATCGTTTTTAATCATTGTTTGTGCCATACCTTTAACATCAGCTAGAGCTGCTGTCATGGCTTTGACCCACAATGGTTTGAATTTTTTAATAATTGTAGTTTTATCTACTTGGCTCGCAGGAGATGATTGATTCCAATCACGTTGTTTTTGTTTGTCTTTTACTGCAGTTGTGTTTGACCCAACGTAGTATTTGTTAAACTTACCAAGTAATGGTTTAAAGAAATCTAGGATATTTCCGCCGCGACTATCATTTAAGTGACGCAGTTCGCCTGAGGGGTCAACTGCGATAGCTTCATAACTGCCCGTAGTTCCTCCACTGGCTCTAATAGCACCTACACCCTTCTGACCAATAATAATAACCCACGCTCCTCTATAGCTACCTTTAAGATCACTCCAGGAGATTTTATCTACAGGACGATAGCTTTGATCGTGGCTTAAACCTTGTTTACTGTGTAGGTATTTGATAACAGCATCGCCACCTGGTTGCTGTTTTACTAGATTTAGTGAAGTGCTAACCTCTGCGATATATGCTTCGCAAAGGCTAGCAAATGTCTGGTACGGAAATGTTTTCATACCAATATTTATTCCTTAGTCTGCAGAAGCGTTCGCACCACATTTAGCACGTTTAGCGTTGGTTAATGCGCCAAAATCTACAGGCCATTCTTTACCTGGTTGTAGTTCAACTGCACCTTGTGGGAAAGCATACTTAATACCAGCTTGTTGTTCAATCTGAGCGATTGGTACACGGAATTTAGTTAGGTCATTGCCCAAGTTTGGATATGGAGCAACGTGTGGGAATCCCCAACCTGCGATTTCTTTAGTAGCGTTATTGATAACAATCTTGTAGAAGCCATGTGGTACAACTACACCTTTACCAATTGTCTTATCGCCAGGACCATACAAGCCGCCCGCAATAACTGTGTAGCTCTGATTTCTCTGGACTGACCATCCGCGGACAGAAGTCTCCAACAATTTCCAAATTCCGCGATTTAAAGAACCGGCTTGTGGTGACATATTTGTCATTAAAAAACTTTCATACTCTACTTGTGGATCCCATGATAGGTCACCGTCTGGAGCCATGTGTCCTTTATCGTAGCCTGTGCCTGCATAGTCGCCCGGTACAGCACCGTTAGGCACAAATTGATTAGCGGCAAATGCGTTGGTACGTGCTACACAACCTAATGCGTTCTGTGGTAGTAATTCATACATTACATAGTTTGGTAACTTCGCAGCTGCATCGTAGCCAACTAGATATGCTTGTTGGCATAATGGTTGTAGTTGACGAGCTGTCTGTGGAAATCCGTAGGGTGCATGTGCTTGACATTGTGCCGGCGGAAATGGTTGACGTTGATTCCAAGCAAGGGCTTGTGTGCTTGTTACGGCTACTAGGGCGAAAAATAACCCTGCTAATAGTTTTTTCATTTTTAACATCCTTTATGTTAGTATTTTATTTATCGTTATACGCAACTGCTACCAAATATCCAAACACCGCTGATAGCAGTGATTGTTATACTGACGCTTTTACAAAACAATTCCCTGCTGTGTTATCCACACAAATATAAGTTACCCACATTGTAGGATGACTACAGAGATAAAATGACGTTCCTCCAACAGCG